CGCCGAAGCGCTCGACCAGGTCGGTCTGGGTGGCGTAGGTCACCGGTCAGTGCCCCGTGGCCCGGATCCGCAGGCGCAGCGTCTCGTGCAGCGTCTCGCCGGCGTCGGTCGTGATCTGGTTGACCAGCTCATGGTCCTCACCCTCGGCGCCGCCCGACACGCGCACGCCCACGCGGTAGCCGGAGGTCGCCTCGGCGTCCGCGGTGAGCCCGGCCGGCAGCGTCCAGGTGCTGCCCGTGACGAGCGCGTTCTGCAGCTCCTTTTTGGACCACTCCAGCCAGTACCACTTGGAGCTGTCCGGGTGCTTGGGCGGCGCGTTGCGGATCATCGGGCATCAGGCCGCCGTCTCGCCCGACACGCGGATCACCGAGCTGTCGCTGTTGTAGGCGGCGGCCGCGGCGGAGATCACCCGCTTGATCCAGACCGCCTTGTGGCTCCCCGCCGGGATGTCGCCGATGGCCAGCGCCGCGCCCTGGCCGTTGGCCTGGCCGAAGGTGACGCCGGCCGGCGCGGTGGACTCGTCGGCCACCGTCTGCTCGGTGCCGCCGATGGCGCTGCTGCCGAGGCCGATCTCCTCGTCGGAGTCGGTGCTGGGGGACTCGGTCTGCACCCAGATCTCGGCGTTCTGCAGGGTCAGCGTGCCGTGGTTGTTGAGCACGTAGAAGCAGCGGTACTCCGTGTCGCCGGCCTCGGCCTCGGCGCCGGCGACCACGTCGAACAGGTTGTGCAGCGTCGCGTCGACGATCTCGGTGGTGCTGATCGCACCGCCCAGGCTGGCGTTCGGGTCGCTGTTCGCGGCGCCGCCGGAGAGGCGGAACTTGATGTCGGTGCTGACGATGGGCATGGCGTGACCTCGCTAGGCGTGCACGGGGAACACCCGCGCCTCGGCAGGGACTGCGTGCAGGCGCACCTCCGGGTGCAGCGGGAACCGCCGCTGCTCCCACGGCACGCGCACGACCGACACCGCGGCGAGCGGCTGATCGGCATCGAGCGTCCAGGTGAAGGTGAGGCTGTTCTGGGTGACCTCGAGGGCGTCCCAGGTCAGGGTCCGGTCGGCGATCACGCCCGCGCGCAGGTCCTGGCGCAGCTCCAGCTCGGCGGCCACGCTGGTGACGATGGCGTGGCGCAGGTCGGCATCGGCCTGCACCGCCTCGAGCAGATCCCAGCGCGCATCGAGCGCGGCGAGCACGGCGGCGCGCAGGTCCCAGCCCAGCGCCACCTCCACCTGCACCGACTCGCGGATCGCCCAGCGGGCGTCGAGGTCGGCATCCAGGCGGTTGACCAGGTGCCAGGCCAGGCCCAGGTCGCCGGTGGCCTGGGCCACCAGGCTCCACAGCAGCTGCGCGTCGGCGAGCACCTGGCTGCGCACGCCCCAGCGGGCGTCGAGGTCGGCGGCGATCGCCTGCAGCAGATCCCAGTGCAGGCCGAGGTCGGCCGAGACGCTGTCCAGCGCGTCGCCGATGCGCCAGCGCAGATCGGCGTCGGCAGCGACCTGGGCGCGCGCGTCCCAGCGGGTGTCGAGGTCGGCGCTGAGGGCGCTGAGCAGCGCCCAGGCCAGGTCCGCGTCGCCGGTCACGCGCTGCAGCAGATCCCACTGCAGGGCGTGGCTTGCCTGCACCGCCTGGAGCACACTCCAGCGCAGGTCGGCGTCGGCCTGGAGACTCGCCAGGCGGTCCCAGTCGATCGTCAGGTCGGCCGAGACCGCCGTCAGCGCCTCGCTGACCTCGGCGTTCCATTCGACGGCGCCGATATCGACCGTGTTGCGGTTGGCCGGCGCGCCGCCGGCCTTGACGCCGTAGGCCAGGCACTCGACCGCGCTGCCGTCCGCCTGCGCCAGCTCGCTGGCGTCCCAGGCGAGGCTGATCACCTGGCCGGTGGCCGAGGTGACGTTGACGGCGTCCCCGGCGCGCACCAGGGCACCGTCCTCCCACAGCTCGATGCGCGCGGTCGGCGTGCCGCCCTGGGCGCCGTCGAACTGCCTCACCAGCGCCCTGAACTCCTGGAGGCCGGCGCCCGTGGCGGGCGTGCCGGTCGGGGTGCCGAAGCTGACGCGCACGCTGGTGTCGGTGTTGTTGTTCGCCGCCACCAGCCAGCTGCCGTCCGGGCTGTCCGGATCGTCCTGGATCGCGCTGACCTCGCCCGAGAGGCTGCTCTGGGCGAGGATCGCGTCCGGGGCGTGGCGCTCGAGCGGCATGGCGGTGGCTTAGTCCGCCTGGCCCTTGGCCGGCTTTTTCGTCTCGGCCGGGGCGGCCAGCGTGCCCTCGGGCAGGGCGGCGGCCTCCTTGGGGCTCATCTCCACGGATTCACCCGGCTGGTGCCGGGTGCCCTTGTGCTTGATCGGCTCGACGACGGTGTAGGTGGGCATGGTGTCTCTCCTTCGGGTGGCGTGGGCCTCCGTGCCCCCGCTGGGCGTCCGGGCAACTCGCCACCCGGCAATGATCGGGCTCCCCGGGGGCGGCACAACGCTCACCGCCCCCGGATCAACGCCCCTTCTTCACGTGGGTATCAGGTCAGGCGACCGCCGCGCTGATCAGGTAGCCGGCCTCGGCGCCGGCGATCACCGGACTCACCTCGTCGGTCACCGGGTAGATCCAGCTCTTGGCGTTGCGGTCCTGGTAGGTCGCCTCGACGATGGGGTACCCGCGCAGGCGGTAGGTGTAGCCGTAGCTCGGGCGACCCATCTGGGCCAGCCCGGCGGTCTCGGTGTAGGCCACCACCACGAACTTGCCCCACACGTCGGAGAGCACGTCGGCGTCGGTGGCCTGCACCGCGTCGCCGCTGAGCACCCGCTGCACGCCGAACAGGCTCGCCAGCAGTTCCGGCGTCGGCACGTCGCGGCCGGTGTACTTGATGCGATCGACGATCTTGCTGTGCTGGCGCAGCTTGGCCATCACCGCCGCGCCCATCACGATGGTGTTGGGGTAGCGGCCGATCTTGGCGCGCACCGCCTCCTTGGCGGTCTCGATGTCGTCGATGGGATCGGAGGCGGACAGGTCGCTCCACTGGTCGGTGCCGGAGAGCGTCACCTTGTTGCTGGACGCGTAGTTCCCGGCGGTGGTGGCGGCCGTCGCCTGGGCGCGCTCCAGGCGCGCGGCGATGATGTCCTGCACCATCTGCACGGCGCCGGCGCCCATGTCGATGCCGGGCACGGCCGAGGCCTCCTCCATGATCTCGAACGGGACCGTGCCCTCCAGCGCGTGCTGCTCCAGGGCGTAGCTCGCATCGCCGTAGCTGAACTGCACGCGCTTGGTGTTGGCGCCCGGGGCGCGGCCGGTGTTGTAGGCGCGGAACGCCTCCTTCCCGAACTGGATGATCTTGCCGCCGCGCTGGCCCACCGGCACGGCGGGGAACAGCGCCATGCCGACGAAGGCGGCGTTCTGGTAGCCGCGGGCGATCTCGGTCAGGACCGGATCGATCACGCGGGCAGTGGACGGGGTCATCTGGGGCATGTCGATCTACTCCTTACGCTGCGTTCGGGATCAGCAGGACCTCGATGAGATCCCCGTCGGCGCCGGCGGCGCCCAGTGCGACGCCCACCTTGGCGCCGCTGGTGACCCAGGTGATGGCCTTGCCGCTGGCGTCGGCCTTGACCGTGGCGCCGGCGGCCACGGCCGCACCCGCCTCGACGAGCGCCGTGCCGAGTGCGTCCACCGGGGCCAGGTCGCCAGAGACGCCGGCGGTCCGGGCCACGCCCAGGGTGTTCTCGTCGGCGTCCGCCTGCGCGCCGGCCGGGGTGACGAAGCGGTTGGCCGCCACCGTGCCGGTCAGGGCGACCGAGAGGGTCAGTAGCGAAATGTTCTGCTGGGGCATGTCGGCCTCCTCGTTACGGGTTCACGGCCGACACGGCGGCCTTGTAGTCGGTGCCCGGGTGCGCGGCCATGTAGGCGCGCGCCTTGCGGTCGAGCTCGGCGCTCGCCTGGTCCACGGCGTAGCCGGTCGGGGCGGCGAACTCGGCGCCGGCGCCCCGCTCCGGATCCTGGCCGCCCAGCTCCTGGCCCAGCCCGTG